GTCGTACAGTTCGATCTCTGTGGTGTCGCTTACGGAACCAATATCGTTCAAGTCCATTTTCTCTACTCCTGTCGGGTTGTCGGGGTTGGAGAGGAGATCGCCCCGACGATCAACCCCCTCTCCGGTATCCGCCGAGGCGAATTACGCTGGTCGAGTGATCACCACATCGGACCCTTCCGTGCTGTCGAACAGCGCCACGAAAGGCAGCGTCACCAGACGAGCGGTGGGGTTGCTCACTGGAACACTCCCGCCGTTGTACTTGATCCGCGGGAATGTGAACGTGTATCCGTTCGTACCAGTTGAGTCGTCGAAGGTCACAGAGAGGCTAGACTCAACCTCGTCGATGAACTTCTGGATTACGTCCGCGTTGACGTAGCGGAGAACAAGAGTGCCGGAGACTTGCGAGTTCCCGTACTCCAGTCCGTACGGTGTCTGCTGGCCAATGACCGGAGATGCCGAGAAACTGTTGTTGATCGAGAAGTCCAGGCTCGTTACAACACCGAGCGAAGTTCCTGCGTCCAGAACAAGACCACTGTGTGTGTCGAACGGTTCGTGGGTATCAGCATCCGCCGGAGACCCAACCATGGCAGACGTGTTACTGTGAATCATGTCGCTGCCGACCATCTCAAGTGTGGTCTGAACAGCTTGATCCGTCGCGGCACTGACGTTCAGCTGAGATACCGAGAGACCGTTAAAGAGGCGAAACTTGTTGATGTCAGCAGCGTGTTCTTCTATAGTGAAAAACTTCTGCGTACCACCTGTCTTCAGTGTGGTGCCGCTCCAGTCGCTCATGAGAGCTGACGCGATAAAATCGTCGTACGCGGTGCTGCGGAGATCGATCTCCAAGCTGCCCGCCGGATTACGTGTTCCGTGACGCGAGTGACGGCGCATACGGTCGCCGTACTGATCTTCACCTTCTACAAGGTTCTTGGTCAAGTCAAGACTGTGAGTCTTGTACGGAATCTTCTTCAAAGACGGCAGAGCGTTGACTGTACCGAAGACGTCTTGAACTTCGTACGCGAGACTCGCCTGTGATCCGTGAGATTGGGACATTTTATTTCTCCTCAGTGATAGCTGTACCAGCTTATCGTGACAGGGGTGCAGTAGTGGGGTGGATCAGGATATGACAAGCCCAGTTCGGCGTATTCTATCCTCACTATGACCCCAGAGTTGGTGGCGGATTTCGTCGCATCGAGGGTTTCGACGAGTAGCTCAGCGATCTGTAGTCCGGGTCCCGCCCCGACGTTCTCCGGAGTACAGACGAGCAGGTTGTACAGACCGAGATACTGCATCTCAGGGTCTGGACCCCTCACAGATGGTCTGCGCTGGGTCGGGGTAAACTGAGCACGAATAAACGTGTCGTCAGGTGTCGGGTCGAAGTCCACATTCTGTCGGGCGAACGGGGGGAGACCGCTCACACCACTGAGGGTCAGCTCGAGTGCAGCCCTGATGTTCGCGTAAACACTATCAACCATTCTTCAAGTCCTCCACCACTTGCTCAGCGATACGCTTTGCGAGGCTTCGCGCTGTCTGGTACGGGGCGTAGATCACAGGCATCTTCGCTCCCCCGTACTCGACCAGAGGTGCGTGAACTGACTGATTGCGGAAGAACAGTTGCTCCCAGTCTTTGGGTGCTGCGTCGATCTGTGCGTTGAGTTTCTCTATCGCAACGGACGCGAACTGGTCGCGAGATTGCCCCCGCTCTTTTCCGTGCGAGCTCTCTGTTCCTCTGCCACCTGTCCGAGTCGTGTTCAGGTCGTGAGATTCCATGTAGGTTCCGGTGTCAACAGGACTCGCCCGGACAACGACTTCAGTCATTCTGCGGAGATACTCAGTCTTAGCTTCACCGATCTGACCAGTCAGCTGAGACAAGATTGTCTCTACGTTTGTTCTCCTGTCGATAACGCGGTATTCGGTCATGCTGAACTCCTCGGAGCAATACTACACCAGACTGAGTCCGGTGAAAAGCCCACTATCCTCTACCCTGACAAACGAATATCTGAGCTGTGCCGTCGCTGTTGACGAACACGTCCCAGACGCGCTGTATCCTGATCTTACCGAGAACACCCGCGTCGATCGTGTCACCCTCGTCCGGACTCACCGCGCCGCCCGAGCGGATATAGATCTTCCTGTCACCAACGATGATGTTCGTTCCGTCCACGTCGTCCTGAGAGAAACGCGTCAGCGCGATCTTGACGGGGTAGGTCTGCGGGGTTGAGGAGTTGGTCGCGGTCGCGACGTCGTAAGTCTGACCAGTAGCTCGGCGCAGAGTCGCGCTGAACCCGAGATCGTCTACGATGTAGTTCGCTGTCCTTGCGAGTTCGTCACGTGTACTCGTCATCGCCGTTGGTCCTCAGCAGTTCGTCGACTGTGAAGACAGAGCCAAAGCGATCTTCATCGGAGCCGACCTGTTCCATTACTCCGCGAGATACGCCGCCCACGCGCGGCACACCGAGTCCAGTCTTGCCGAACTTCTTCGCTTGCTTCTCAAGCCGCGTTGCGAGAGCTGTGTAAGCCTCGCGGCGCTGCGAGTAGCTGGCCTTCATGCCGCCAGAGTCTACGTCTGTGTCTACGAGACGAGAGTACTTGGCTGCGATTGCGTAACAGATAGATGCGGAGGCGCGATAAACGTCGTCCCCCGCCTCCGATAGTGCGAAGGCGATCCCCTCGTCAGAGACCTGCTGATCCGTCGTCTCGACGTCACCGACAAGGTGCCGAACAGCGTCTCTGCGCTCTTCAGCTGTCTCTGTCCCAGGATTGCCTCCGAATGTCCAAGTCACTCTGCTTCTCCGTTGCGATGAGCGATGATTGCGTCACGCTGAGCAACCTTGGAAGACTTGAGTGATGCACCCTCACGCTCGGCAATGGCCCGAAGAACGACCAAGTTGTCAACGTCGAGGTCGGCGTTGGGGTCCTCGGTGGTGGTCTGTACCGCAGGGGCGGGGGTAGTGTCCTGCACGGGTGTGGTGTCATCTACCTGATCCTCCTCGACGGCCTGAGCACGCAGATGTCCGGACTCGAACATGCGGCGGGCTTTGTCGGCGCTGACGGAGAGTTGACGCCAAGGGAAGATGGTTCCCTTGGGCCAGAGTTTGCCCGCCGCCCGGAAGGGGCGACGAACGATCATGGTGTCGCCGGAACTGAAGGTCTTCGGTTCAATGCGTCGGGTCATTGTGAGTCCCTCCAATTAGGCGACGATGGTGTTCCAGAGGTAGCCGAGATCGGCTGCGACCAGCTTGTGCGTGAACGCCATGCCACCTTCGATCCGGTCGGACTCCAGGTGATCCATGGGGATGCGCTTCATGGCGACACCGAACTCGTTGCCCTGACCGAGGTAGCCAGACCAGGAGAAGGTGTAACCAGCCGAAGCATCCATCAGCGAGGGTGCGGAGTTGGCGAAGCACAGCATCGCGGTCTTACCTGCGATGAAGTTGCTGTCCTCAGTCTCACCCTTCGTGGCGTCGTTGGCGATAGCCTTCGAGACCATGACGCGCTCCACGCCGAACAGTGCCGCGAGGGTCTGCTCGTTGACTCGCGCGGGGTTGCCGTTGCCGACACCGCCCGAGTACTTCACGCGATCCACGATATCTGGGTGGTCCTTCAGCGCACTGAAGGTACGCTTACCGAGGACGAGCGTGTTCGGCTCATATCCGGTGGATTCCAGGATCGTGTTCATGGCTTCTTCGATGTCGCCGATGGGGTCGCCGTCAGTGTAGTCGGACCACTGCTTGACCTGCGGGCCGGAGGGAGTACCGGAGACACCAGCGATGTCGGTAGTCCACTTGCCTGTCGTCATATAGTTGTCGACGAAGCTCTTCTCCTTGCGGATCATCATCTTCTGCATGACGAAACGCTGAGCGGCAGAGGTCAGGTCGAGCACAGAGTCTGCGTTCGACATCGTCTGCCAAGCCAAGTCCTTGTGGAACGAGGTCACGGGGGCGTAGTAGGTCGGCGTATTGTCCAGATCGAAACCTGAACCAGCCGACTCCGTCCCAGGAGCGCGAATACGGGCTTCGTCGCGATTGAAGTCGCCACGATCGAACGTGAAGTAGCGATCCGACTGCTTCGCCACAGCGACGTTCGGGAAAACGCGCGATGCGATGAAGTTCGCAGGATTCTGCATGAAGGCGATCGACAGGTTCGTGAGAACCGCGTCGACGTGGACCGCCTGATTGGTGGGGGTAGTCATTGATCAGCCCTCCTTTACGCTGGCACGAGGCCACGGGGTTGGAACAAGATGGAACCGACAGTGCCGTCCCCACCAGCTTCTGTCGCGACACCGAGAATCTGGTCGCCGACTGCGGCTGCGACGGCTTTACCC